TTTAGAAGTCAAGGAATCTCTGTTGGTGAAACTGTTGTAGATGAACAGACAATATCTAATATAATTAGATTCAAAAGAAAAGTACAGAAAGCTAATGGTGATAAGAATCAACAACCAACATTAGTTGATGGTGGAAAGAAACCACTTGATAAAATAGTAGGTAATGGTAGTAAGGTAAAGGTAATGTACAGACCTTACGATTGGAACTTCAAAGGTAAGAAGGGAAAAGGATTAGACCTACAAGCTGTTCAAGTAGTTAACTTAATTGAGTACACTCCTAAAGAAGATTTTGAAATAGAAAATTCTTCTGCTAGTGGTGTTGACATTAAGGAAGATTTTTAGTATAACATCTGATAAAGTGAAGGACATTTAGTGTGTCATCATTTTTTACTCCTCGAAGAAGTCGGCTTGTAGTAGAGTCGGCTTCTTTTTTTTTGAAATTAATTAACAACAAGGGCGACAATGGAAGAAATAAATAAAAATGGATTTGTAAAGTTTCACTTACCCTGTCCACTATGTTCAAGTAGTGATGCAGTATCTGTGAATGCAGATAATTCTGCTTATTGTTTTTCATGTCAACAATATATAAGAGAGTATGATATGGAATTACAACCAACAAATACCAATAATGAATATGAAGTAAAGAATTATATGAAAGAATCTAACTATGCAGAAATCATAGATAGAAATATTTCAGAACAAACTTGTAAGAAGTTTGGAGTGACAGTTAAGATGGATAACATGGGTACAATAACAAACCATTACTATCCATACCACGATACACAAGGTGCAAAGATTGCAACAAAGACTAGGTACACAAAGTTAAAAGAGTTTAGTATACAAGGTAATACAAAAAACTCTGGGCTGTTTGGTCAACATCTTTTTTCTAAAAATAAATATTGTATAATAACTGAAGGTGAGTTAGATTGTTTATCTGCTTATCAGATGATGTTAAAAGGAACATACCACACTCCAGTTGTGAGTATAAAGAATGGTATAACTTCAGCAGTTAAAGATATTAAGACAAGTTTAGAATGGTTAGAAAATAATTTTGATAATGTTATTATAAATTTTGATAATGATGAGCATGGTATCGATGGTGCTATGAAAGTTGCAGAGTTATTCTCTCCAGGAAAATGTAAGATAATGCATTTACCTGAAGGATTTAAAGATGCTTCAGATTGTTTAACAAAAAATAAAATACAAATATATAATAAAACATTTTGGGATGCTAAGACATTTGCTCCAGATGGAATTATAAATGCTAATATTTTATTTGATGAAGTTGTTAAACCAATTACAAAATCATTTGTTCAATATCCTTTTGAAGGATTAAATAAAATTACATATGGTTTAAGACCTGCAGAGTTAGTGACATTTACAGCAGGGTCTGGACTTGGTAAGACCCAAGTAATGAGAGAAGTAGTACATCACATTATAAAATCAACAGAAGATAATATAGGTTTATTAATGTTAGAAGAAACACCAGTCATAACTTCAAAAGGTTTGATGAGTGTTGAAGCTAATCAAAGATTACACTTACCTGATGTTCATGTAAGTAAAGAAGAAATGAAAACTTATTTTGATGCAACAGTAGGTACTGGTAGAGTATATATGTTTGACCATTTTGGGTCTAACTCTATTGATAATATTGTTTCAAGGGTTAGGTTCTTAGCTAAAGGTTTAGATTGTAAGTATGTTATTATAGACCATGTTAGTATTATAGTATCAGACCAGTCTCATGGAGATGAGAGAAGAGCATTAGATGAAATTATGACTAGACTTAGAACACTTGTACAAGAGACAGGAGTATCTATGATAGTTGTATCTCACTTGAGAAGACCAGATGGTAAAGGACATGAAGAAGGTGCAGCAACATCGCTATCACAATTAAGAGGGTCAGCTAGTATAGGACAGCTTAGTGATATGGTGATTGGATTAGAAAGAGATGCACAAAATGATGACCCTGATATTAGAAACACAACAAGGATAAGAGTATTAAAGAATAGATTCTCTGGTATAACTGGTCCATGTTGTGATTTAAAATATGACATTGATACTGGTAGACTTAATGAGGTAAAGTCAGATGACTTTTAATAAAGTAGTATTCGACATTGAAACAACCATGACTGCTGATAAGATATGGTGTATTGTTTGTAAACATGGCGATACTTATTATCAGTTTAGAGAAGATAAGCTACATAGGTTTGAAGATTTTATAAAACAAACTGATGAAGTTATAGGTCATAACATAATTGGATTTGATATACCAGTTGTTAATAAAATATTTGGTTATGATTTGTTTGCTAATTGTAAGAAGACAGATACATTAGTATTATCTAGATTGTTAAATCCTATGATAGAAGGTGGACACTCATTAAAAAATTGGGGTACAAAGTTAGGACATAATAAAATACACTTTGAACAATTTGATTTCTTTACTGAAGAGATGTTAACTTATTGTAGGAATGATGTTGATTTAACTGAAAGACTTTATAAATTTTTAATTAATAAAACAAAAGACTTTGGACAATCAATAGAGTTAGAACATAAAGTTGCAGAGATAATACAGAAGCAACATGATAGAGGATTTAAAATAAATGTAATTGATGCTTATGAATTACAATGTAAGTTTCAAGAAGACATGAATGATTTAACTTCTAAAGTTAGAGAAACTTTTCCTCCATTAAAAATAGAGACAGAGTTTATACCTAAGTCTAACAACAAGGCAAGAGGTTATGTAAAGGGAGTACCTTTTACTAAAGTTAAATACAAAGAATTTAATTTAGGTTCAAGACAGCAGATTGCTGAACGATTAGTTATGCTTGGATGGAAACCAAAAAAGAAAACTGATAAAGGACATATTATTGTAGATGAGAAAGTATTATCTGAGATACATAATATTCCTGAAGCTAAATTAATAAACAGATACTTAATGCTACAGAAAAGAATTGCTCAAGTCAGTTCTTGGATAGAAGCAATTAAGGAAGATGGTAGAGTACATGGCAAAGTAATAACCAATGGTACAATTACAGGGAGGATGAGCCACCAGTCGCCCAACATGGCTCAGATTCCTGCTGTGTACTCTCCTTATGGTAAAGAATGTAGGGCATTATGGACAGTAAACAAAGGTTATAAATTAGTAGGTGTTGATGCTTCAGGACTTGAGTTGAGGATGTTAGCACACTACATGAATGATAAGGATTATATACATGAAGTCGTTAATGGAGATATACACACTACAAATCAAGTTGCTGCTGGTTTGGGGTCAAGAGATGAAAGCAAAACTTTTATATATGCATTCATCTATGGAGCAGGTTCAAAAAAAATCGGAAGTATCATTGGAGGTTCGGAAAGAGATGGCGAAAGAATTAAAGAGAAATTTCTTAGAGCTACACCAAGTCTTAGACACCTTCGAGAAAAGGTGGAACGAATTGCACAAAGAAGATGGGTCAGAGGACTCGACCAAAGAAAAATAATAATAAGGTATCCACACGCAGCTTTAAATACTTTATTACAAGGAGCAGGTGCAACAGTTATGAAGTATGCGTTGACACTCCTAGAAGAATATGTTATAAATAAACAAATCAAAGCATTTCCAGTAGTAAATGTACATGATGAATTTCAATACGAAGTCGAAGAAAATAGAGCAGATGAGTTTGGAAGATTAGCAGTACAATCTATTATAGATGCAGGTAAACAATTAAATGTAAGGTGTCCACTAAATGGAGAATATAAAATTGGAAACAACTGGTCAGAAACACATTAGTACTTTAGCTACTGATATTAAAAAACTTATAGCAGATATATCTAATGGTAAACCTGCTAACATGACAGAAGAAAATATAAATGTGTTCTTAAATAATATTAAAGAAGCAATTCTATCTTGGAATACTTCACCAGCTAAAGAACAAAAGTATGAAGGACAATTACGAATGTCAGTTATAGGTAAACCTGCTAGACAATTATGGTATGACAAGTATAGTCCTAAAGATAGACAAGATGAAGACGCAGGATTAAATTTAAAATTTTTATATGGACATATCATTGAACATTTAATTTTATATTTAGCAGAACTTGCTGGTCATAAAGTAGAAGACCAACAAAAGAAAGTAGAAGTTGATGGTGTTAAAGGACATATAGATAGTAAGATTGATGGTGAGATATGTGATGTTAAGTCAGCTTCATCATTTAGTTTTAAAAAATTTAAGAGTGGTGAGTTAGTAGGTGATGACCCTTTTGGTTATCATGCCCAGTTATCAGGATATGAAACAGCTAATGGTACTAAAGAAGGTGGCTTTCTTGTTGTTGATAAATCTTCTGGTGATATATGTTTTTATAAACCTGATGATATGGCAAAACCAAATGTTAAGTCATTGATTAAAGAATTAAAAACTACATTAGAAAAAGATACACCACCAGAAAAATGTTATGAATTTAAAACAGAAAAGAATGGTAATAAAACTTTAGCTACAGGATGTATGTTCTGTCCACATAAATGGGAATGTCATTCTGATACAAATAATGGTAAAGGTTTAAGAGTATTTAAATATGCTAACAAGAATGTTATGTTAGCTGATGTTGTTAAACAACCTTTAGTAGAAGAGATAACTTATGAATATGAAAACCAATTAAAAAATTATGGAAAAAGAACTCAAGCATAAACATTTATTAGTAAGAGCAGAAGTCTTAGACCCTCCTAAAGATTTAAAGATGATGAGGAAGTGGACTAAGAATTTAATTAAAGATATAGATATGAAAATACTTGCTGGTCCTTATGCAAAGTATTGTGAAGTTAAAGGTAATAGAGGATTAACTTGTGTCACTATAATAGAAACATCCCATATAACTTTACACTCATGGGATGAAAACAATCCAGCATTAGTACAGCTTGATGTTTATAGTTGTAAAGAATTAGATGAAACAATTGTGTTTGATTATGTATATAAATTTCAACCAGTTAGAATGTCATATAGATATTTTGATAGAGAAAATAATTTTAAATTACTTAAGTTAAAAAAATGAAACGAATACTTTTATTTATATATCATTGGTCTAGTAAAATAAATGTTTGGTCTTGGCAAAAGTTATATAAAAATAAAAATAGTATAGGATATAAAAAATGAAATGTTTCTATTGCAATGCAGAAGTAAGATGGAATAATGATTTTGATACTGAAGACACTTATCCAGAATCAAAACATACTATTGTAAGTATGTATAA